TGATTCTTTCTACTTCATTGTCGTGTGCTCTATTCTAAGTCTTTGATATTACTCCGTTTTTTTATTTTGTTGTCCCATCTTTTTCTTTCTCTCTATTCTCCTCTTCGTTTCTTTTTTTTTTAATTGTCCGGCTACCACACAGAACTACACTCTTTCCCGACACGACGCTCTTCCGATCTAGAACCTGTGGCTTGTTAGCTTTCAAGGGCCCGCCGTTTTGTCAAAGGATGTAGAAGGAGACATGCTAAAAGTTTTTCAAGAGTTACATAGAAGAGGATTCGTAGAAAGACAGTTCACTAAAACTTTTGATAATGACGACGTTTCTTACTATTACGTACTGAAAGAAAAAAGATCGGAAATCGGTGACAACTATGCGTTGGTGCTACGCACACGCAACCCACACAAAATCAGCATCAGTCTAAAACACAACGTTCTCAGCGAAGAGGACAGCATATACCAAGTGGCTGTGTACTGGGGACTCGACGAGTCGCGTGTGCTGAAGAACTTGGGTGTGCGTGATGTACCGTCACCTATCACCAAACGATACAACTGGCCGGGGCGCTACATACCTATGGCGCATCAAATAGAAACCGCGTCATTCCTCACGCTACACCGCAGGGCTTTCTGCTTCAACGACCCCGGCACTGGCAAGACGCTCTCGGCCTTGTGGGCGGCTGACTTCTTGATGCAACGCAACGAGGTGCGCCGTGTACTTATCCTGTGCCCGCTGTCTATCATGCACAGCGCATGGATGGGGGACATCAACCGCAGCGTCATACACCGCAGTGCCATCGTAGCCCACCATCCCCAAGCAGCGCGGCGCATTGAAATGATTCAGCAGGACTACGAGATCGTCATTGCCAACTACGATGGGCTCAACCTGATTGCCAAGGAAGTCATCAACGATGGCCGCTTCGACCTTGTGATTGTGGACGAGGCCAACGCCTACAAGAACCCAACAACACGCAGCTGGAAAACACTGGCCTCAATCATCAGCCCCGATACCTACTTGTGGATGATGACGGGTACGCCTGCTTCGCAGTCGCCTGTGGATGCCTACGGCCTTGCCAAGCTGGTCAATCCCGCTGGTGTGCCCAAGTTTCAGACGGCGTGGCGCGACAAGGTAATGAACAAGATCACCATGTTCAAGTGGGCTCCAAAGCTGGGCGCAAGGGAGATGGTGTATAACGCACTCAAGCCAGCAATACGTTTCACAAAAGACCAGTGCCTTGACTTGCCGCCTGTCATCACGGTGACAAGGGAGGTGCCGATGACCCCACAGCAGGCCAAGTACTACAAGCTGCTCAAGGAGCAGATGATGGTCAGCGCGGCAGGCGAGACGATCAGCGCAATCAATGCAGGCGTGGCGGTCAACAAGCTGCTACAAATATCTTGCGGTGCAGCATACACAGACGACAGGGAAGTGGTAGAGTTCGACGCCGCGCCGCGCTTGGCGGTGTTGGAGGAAGTGCTGGAAGAGACCGAGCGCAAGGTAATTATCTTTGCCCTGTTCCGCTCCAGTATCGACACCATAGTCAACCACCTGACCAAGCACGGCTACGCCGTGGGACAAATTCATGGTGACGTGACGGCATCCAAGCGCGGGCAGATCATCAACGACTTCCAGACTACGAGTAACATCCGCGTCTTGGTGATGCAGCCGCAGGCCACCGCCCACGGGATAACCCTAACAGCCGCTGACACCGTGGTGTTCTACGGCCCCCTGATGAGCGTGGAGCAGTACGTCCAGTGCATTGCGCGGGCTGACCGCAAGGGGCAGGACTCTGATAAAGTCACTGTGGTACACATTGAGTCCAGCCCGATCGAGAAGAAACTTTTCAAGGCAATGGACGTCAAGGTAAGTGACCACGCCCTGCTTGTCGGCATGTACGACAGCGAAGTAAAAAATATTTAAGAAAGGAGTTGCAAAGACAAAATTGCCGTGTATGATGTTAAACCTTGGACAAAATAACAGGAGAAGCAGATGTCTGAAATTGATGATGAGGATGATGCTCCGGTAACGGAGCCCGTTTCGATGGCCAATGTCCCAATGGACAAGCTGGCCAAGGTCTACCGCAAGATGCAGCAACGCATCCAAGAGTTGACCCAAGCGTATGAAAACGAAGTTGAGGAGATTAAGCGACAACAAGACGCCGTGAAGATCGCCCTCAAGGATTGGATGCTGACACTAGGCGTGTCGTCTGTACGCACCGATCAAGGTACTGTGGTGCTGTCTACAAAGACGCGCTACAACACACAGGACTGGGATTCCTTCAAGGAATTTATCAAGGAGCATGACGCGCTGGACTTGCTTGAAAAACGCATTGCTCAGGGCAACATGGCTCACTTCCTTGAGGAAAACCCCGGTCTAGTTCCCGCTGGCTTGAACTCCATGACGGAGTATGCCATTTCTGTTCGTAAACCCACTAAGTAATTGGAGAATCACATGGGCGCAGTTGCTCTTTTCGACCCCGCACAAACACCCGCATTTGCTAAAAATCGCGGCGCACTATCACACATCGCTAAAGCCTTGACGGGGGGCAGTGCAGGCGGTGGTGGCAAACGTATCAGCATCAAGGGCGGCGTGTTCCGTCTGATTGATGGCGGCAAAGAAATCGCTGCTATCGACGAGCGCTACCTCGACGTAGTGGTGGTCAATGCCGCTCCCGAAATCGGACGCGTGTTCTACGCCAAGAGCTATGACGCCAACTCGGCGGCTGCTCCTGAGTGCTGGTCTGCTGACGGCAAGACCCCAAGCCCCGAGGCCAACACACCCCAGCACACCCAGTGCGAAGGTTGCCCGCAGAACATTGCAGGCTCAGGCCAAAACAACAGCCGTGCATGCCGCTACCAACAGCGTCTTGCTGTGGTGCTGGCAAACGACATCGAAGGCAACGTGATGCAGTTGACCCTGCCCGCTACGTCTATCTTTGGTAAAGACGATGGTGAGAACCGTCCGTTGCAAGCGTACGCACGCTGGTTGGTGGCGCAGGACATTGACCCCTCGATGGTTGTCACGCGTTTGAAGTTCGACACCAAGTCCCAGTCGCCCAAGCTGTTCTTCAAGACCATGCGCTGGCTGACCGACGACGAGTACGAGCTTGCACAGAAGCAAGGCAAGACAGACACAGCGGTCAAGGCGATCACCATGACGGTGGCAAAGACGGACAACGTGGCCGCTCCCCTCGCTGTGCCGGGCAGCAAGCCCAAGGCAGCGCCCAAGGTGGCTGAAGAAGACGAAGCACCGCCCCCGCCGCCCAAAGCCAAAGCCAAGCCCAAAACAGAGCCTGTTGAAGAAACAGAGGAGCCAGTGGTGCGCAAGGAAGAGAAGAAGCCCAACGCAGTGCCCAAGGCCAAGTCCTCGCTTGCTGCAATGGTTGATGACTGGGACGAGGAATAAGGAGGTGGGGCTTCGGCCCCTCAATCATGGCCTACTCAGTACAAACCATTAAACGGATTGGTCAAGCGCCAAAGACGTTGGGCAACCAACTCGGGCGCTGGGCTACACACCACAACTTCTCGGCCATCAAGGTAGCCAAGGCAACAGGCGCATCCCGTCAGTCTGTCTACAACTGGTTCCACGGCGGGGAAGTCTTCGTCGCCTACCCCCCTGCGGTACAGGCGCTTCTCAAAATTGTGCAGCCGTCAAAAGCTGGCGACGAGGCTTGGAGTAAAACATGCAAGGCATTCAACCTGACAACTTGAGTAATGAAGAACTACTTCGGTACGCGCACACAGTTGGGTATGACAAGCTGGACGGCGCTTGGGTTAAAACTTTAGCTGAACGTCTTGCGCAGGAAATAGACAACCGCACGAACATATTCCACGAAGGCTTTGAAGAAGGCTTTGAGCAGGGCGTAGAACACGCGACAGACGACTTCAAATAATCCAAAGGACAGTTATGACACCCGCTGAGTTTTTAGCGGTGGTTTTGCCGTCTGAAGGTCTTGGACTTTATTGCGCGGTAGAACTCACAAAGAAGAAAGAACATTTTTATGCGGAGACAATTGGTGAACTAATACCGAAGAGAGACGCGTGGAAGGCCGAAAACGGCGACATTTTCTTTGCCGTATCCACCTTCGACAACAAGCGCGGCTCCGACACAGCCAAGTACGGCAAGGCGTTCTTTGTTGACTTGGACGGGTACACGACCAAGAAGTCGGCGGCTGATGCGCTGATTAAATTCCTGCAAAGCACAGGGCTGGACGAGCTTGGTACGCCGTGGATTGTGGACTCCGGTGGCGGGCTGCATTGCTACTGGCCGCTCAAAGACGAACTGCCTGTTGCCATTTGGCAACCCGTTGCCGAGAACTTGAAGCGGTTGTGCAAGCAGGAAGGCTTTGTCATCGACATGGCGGTGTCGGCAGATGCTGCGCGGATTCTGCGTGTCCCCGGCACGACAAACAACAAGAAGAAGTACGCTTCGCCGCGCCCTGTGCGCATAGTGCAGAAAGGCGACCTGTTCGACTTCTCGGAGTTCTCCCCGCTGGTCTATGAGAAGCTGATCGACTCCGTGCCGCCCACGCCTAGCAGGGCGGCAAAGACTACGCTGGAGGGCGAGCGCCCCAAGACCGCGACCACCACAGGGCAGGTCAAACTGATTCAGGACAGCTACACGTTGTTCAGTGGGTTTGAGCAGCACTGCGGGCAGATAGCGGACTACATCGCCACGGCGCAGGATGACGGCAAAGAACCTGTCTGGCGGGGGTTGTTGTCATGGGCAAAGGTGTGTGAGGACGGGCAGGACAAAGCGATCTGGTTGTCCGACATGCACCCGTACTCCCATGAGCGCATGCACGAGAAAATGTTCATATCGGAAGAGCACACGTCTGCAGTCCCGTCCCTTACGCATCCAGTCTGCGGTTGGCTGGTTGTAACAAAGAACACAA